GGGAGTCAGGGTGGGCTGCCACACCCACTGCATCAGCAGATTTCGTGGCCTGCCCCGGGACCGTGGTCCCACCTATTTCGACGTCTCTAAGTGCTTCCTCCTCTTCCTGCCCAAAACTTTAATCACATGCACGTCGAGACGTCCGACCAGGCAGCTCGGACTTACAACAGCCGATGTCGTGTCCTTTTACTCACATACCGGTGGACAAGCCGGCATGCTGGCACCTTCTGGGTAGGGGCGTGCTGCTCCCCCGAACTCCTTTCCCGGATTCCGCCCTCCCCGTCGCAGAGGTGGGATCACCAGAACTCCTTCCTCACCCACCGACAACGACCTCCCTTCAACGTGACTTAGAGCCACCGGCCACCGACGCCGAAGGACGCCGAGCCAGCTCTGCCCAGTGCCGTCGGGCAGCAGTTGACACCGCACCACGCCTCCCGGAGGCCGCCTCAGTTTGCCCTTTCGGATTACATTTACGTTGGTTGGATGTGAACAAAGTGGCGGACAGTGGCGCGCACGCATGTCCCTTACCCCGCCGACAGAGCCCAGAGCCTGCTCAGCAACCAGTTTAACCGCTTCCCCATAGTTGGCGGCCCCACCGAAGTGGGGTAGTGGGATTGTTAAGCCCTTAATGCCTCGTCAGGATGTGCCACGGCAGACCACCAAACCCGTCCACATCTCAGAGCCAACGACCTACTCAGTTGGTCGGAGACTGCCTACCCCCCCCCCCTTGACCTCGAGGGTTTTCCCCGGGTCCAGCTCAGCCGTGGGCGTCCATCCAGCGCTCGTGGATACCAGGCTCCTCTCTCCAATGCTCAAAATTGTCTGAACGGTGGTACTGGTAAGTGGACCGGAGCAACGTACCAAGCTCCAGCCGACTCAACTTGTGCTCCAGCACCACCTGAGCCTCGGGTTCCAAACCGAAAGCTCGAGCAAAGGAGATCCGAGCCTGCATCGACACAGGGACAGACGACGATTCACCCGCCAACCACGCGCCTTGAACAAAGTAGTCCACGTGCGGGTGGCTCCGCACGCGTCTCACATCATCCGTTGCCTTGAGGCCACCGAGGGCCCATGCCTGAAGCACGGGCACGCCACGCGCGAGACTCAGCTCACACATGGCTACCCCACGTATCCACTCACGAGCGAACCGCGGCTCTCTCAACCACCTATGACTAGCAAAGGCGCAAGAGAGAACACGGCCCCACTCGCGGACCATGCTCCAGCCCAAAGAAGG